CTCCCAGAAACGTTCAGCCCCCTTGAGTTTGATACCGAATCTAGCTTCGAAGTTTCTAGTGACTTCACTAATGCGAAAGCGTAACCCTTCCTCACCGATACGCAGTAGTTCCTTAATGTATATCTCACCGACTACCCCGTGGTTAGCCATGAGGTGGTCGAATATGGTACGTCCTGCATCGCTGCTCTCCTTGAACATTGGATGCACAGGCACAGGAACCTCAAGTAGACGCGCCATTTGCGCCTCAGTGTCAACACCGTCAGCCGCCATCTTGGAAGCAAAGGATATGTTGGTGGATACTGTCACTACTGTGGCCCATTCCCTTGACTCGCGCTCCTCGGCTCTCTGGTTGAGGCGCTTCTTATCCTCACCGTCACTGACCTGATAGCAGAAGTTGCCAACATCTTTCATATGTGTGGCTTCATCCACTGTCATGGGTAGGTTGCCATACACTCCAAGTCTGTTGAACAATGCGTTGTGTGTGAAGTTGGCTGAAATGTGTAGCTTGTCGGGGTTGCCGTATACACTCTGTTGGAATAGCTGGCCAATGGATTTACCACCGCCTGTCTTACCAAACAGTGAGACCGTGATACCCTTGAGGCCAAGCATAGCGTACAGCGGAGCCGCCCATGCTTGATTGAGTGCGAAGATATGCCACGGTAGATTAGCTTTCTCTAGCAGGGCAGTGCCGTTGGTCCACCCCTCTACTGTACCAGCGTGACCGTACAAGCGACTGCCTAGGTTACGAGCCGACGCCGATAGTGCAACTTCTTCTGTTGTGACTGTCCCATCGGGGTGCCGTTTGTATAAGCGCGTACCTATAACAAACTGCGTGAAGTTTTCTTTCCATCCCATTGACCCGTGGATGTCCGACATTGAGCGTTTCTTACGAAGCTCATCCATATAATTTCTAAGCATAAACTGAAAGGTCTCCGTTTGTTTCTTACCGTGTAGGACAATACCTTGGTCGGCAAGTGTGGTCTGGAACTCGTTGTTTCCCACGTTGAGGTATGCTTGCCTGAACGCTAGGTCTTGCCACCCCATATGTGGGCGATACCACTTGAAGCGTACTGTCTCATACCCTAGAGACGCATCGCGTCCATACCCAATGGGGTAAATCTCAAAGGGGCATACGTGGATATCAGTACCGTCTACCACTTGTGTCATACGTCTGGTGTTATTGTTCTTAGCATCTACCGTGACCTTGAACATATAAGGTAGGGGGCAGTCTGTTTGCTCAGGGGCGTTCTGTGTTGGCGCTGCTGCAACCTGTTGTACTCCAAGCTGCGCTGGTGAAGTGACCTTCCCCTTCATCAGACAACCGTCACACCCCTTGGGCCTATCACCTTCTATCTTGGAACAAGTAGCTGGCCCCGTAGTCTGTGATTGCCATTGGGCTAGCTTCTTTAGTGTCTCATCGTCGGAGTATGATGGATGCCCACTACTCCATTGCTTAGCTGTATCCTTTGGGTCGGCGCAGTGTGCAGCGACACCGATTAGGTTGTACCATACAGGCTCAGTAACCTTGGCAGCGTTGTCAACTGCCCACTTGATCTGCTTGCAGTCGGAATAAACCTTAGAGGGAATTGCAGGTGGGAAATCAGATGGTATTTCCAAAGCCGCAGACAGTGCCGACTTCCCTGACCTGCGTGGTGGTACGGGCATAGGCTGACTGTAGCCCAACACGTTCTCCAACTGCTGCTTAGTAACAGGCGGCGCATCACGCAACAACTTAACTTCGGCTAAGTTCTTGGGGTTGTGGCATCCTACTGGACGCAGTACCCGCGCACTGTCAGCGGTGACAGATGGATCGAAGTCGAAGTCGTGCTTGGTGAATTGCTCCTTGAGGGAGTTAGCTAATGGTTGCCACTCCGCAGGAGGTAGAGCTTCTTCTAGTACCCAGTATATATGTAAGCCTCGGCCCGACGATACGATCATCGGCGCTGGTAAACCTGTTAGCTCAACAAAACTAAGTAGGGCTTGTAAGCCATCGGACTGGTTCTTATACCTATGCTCGTCATCGTCCACGCAATCTATGTCGATGAACAGTGACTTGGATAAACGTACATTGTCTTGGGTACGGTTGAATAGTGATTTGAATGTAGACGTTGCGAAGTATGTGTTGTTGCCTATCTTATCTAGGCCTTTACAGTTAGCTGCGAGTTCTTCCACGGTGTTGAATAGCGACTGCTGTGGGGCTGATCCCTTATTTATAACGATTGAGCAATAGCATCCCTCGGTTGGAAGAACACGCTGCAAAAATGCTAGCGTGTCCATGATATTCCTACCCCTGTTGGTGGGTGGGGGAAACCTAAGCTCCCCCCCGAATGTTGATGTTACTCTGGTTTTTGTTGCAGTTCAAGAAGTAGTTCAGTCAACAACGTAAACCGTTGGGCAGGTCGCATGGCAAGCACAGTAGGAGCAGGCCATTCATGGGTTTCAATAATAGTAAATAACTCAACCAACTTGGCGCGAACATTACTATCATTGCCTTTCCGAATGGGCTTTCCTTTAGCCCATCCAGAGTAGGTGACTCGGGAGACACCAAAGATTTGTGCTATCTCCCCCATTGATAGAAGCATGTGCTTTCGCAGTGCCTCTACTTGATGAAATTTTAAAGGTACAATTCCATCAGCGGCTACGTCCTTAACTGGCATCGTCAGATACCGTAGCCATTAACGAGCGAATGTCGGCAGCTAAGCCAGCCGTAGTTGCGTCCACCGGAGCTGAAGGTGCAGCCGCAGGTTCCTCCGCAACAGGTTCTACTACTAGCGCAGGGGTAGGCTCAGCGACAGCTTTCGGTTGCGTTTTCTTCTTACCGAATCCGACAGGTGCAGCCGCAAGTTCCTCCGCAACAGGTTCTACTAATGGTGCAGCCGCTGGAGCTTGGTCAGTCTTAGTTTTACCAAATGCCGCAACAGGTGTCGCTGCGTCTTGTACCGTCTCAGGTACAGGCTGCGAAAAAACTTGTGCTGGTACTGCACCCACAGTTTCTTCACCTGTGATCTCTTTGATCTGGTCTGTACCAAAGAGTTTGTCCACTTCACCTTGCAACTCCGCATCACAGTATCCACCGAAGCCAAACTTTAGTTTCGGGAATGACGCATCAGTATCGAAGGAGATGATAGTCTTAACAATCTCCGTCGCGATACCACGCATCTGTAGTTCTTTGTTGTATTGGTTCAAACCCTTCAAAGCTGCTGGCGTAACAGACAACAGATAGACAGGGCCAGTAGGATCGTCGGCAGACACAACAGCCATACGCTTCTGATCGGAACAGGCTTTAATCTTTGTGCCTTGCTGTGTGATACGGCTACCCCATGCGTTCTGCGGACACGTTGCACAGAGATCGCTCTGTGGTTTTGCGCTTTCTGCATCGGGACGTACGCCGCCTAGTGTGAAGCAGTCAGGGGCCGTTGCTTCTGCATCGGGGGTCCAAGCTGACTCATACCATGTCTTAGATAGATGCGGATTAGCGCCCACGATAACAACGGCGAGTGTAGTGTCAGGCAACACAGTCTCAGTGCCACCCTCTACTACGCGGAAGCGCGATGCCTTGATGGAGATACGTGGGAAGTTTGCTCCGCTGCTTAATCCACCACTCAGGGCAGACGATAGTGCGGAAGGTGAGCCAACACGGCTGGTTAGGTGAGCTGGTACTACTGCGTCGATTGGTACGATATTACTCATAGTTATTTTCCTTTGTTGTTACCCATCTGGGCGTTGGTGAACATCTCTTGTTGTTTAGGTATACCTAAAGTTTCACGGGCTGCGGCAGTTATAACGAACTCGGCTATAGCTGACGCATCCTTAGCAAAAGTATAGTTATGTACGTCATTGAGATCAGTAGCTGTCTCTATAAGAAACCCGTTCTCAATCTTATATACTTTAACTATTGGCTCTGCCATTTTTGCTATTGGTCCTATCATGTCAGACCTTCTTCGCTGGTCTGCGGAAAGAGACTCCGACCTTTGAACCGAAGTTCACCCCGCTCGGGACTGATCCGTTTGCATCTATGTACTCTCGTACAGATTTCTTACTGACACCATGCGTCAACATGTCGTAGGCATCGTGCTTCTTAACGAACTCAATGACAGCATCCCAGTCTCCAACACTGGCGAAGTCACTGGTCTGTAAGAAGGCTGTACCTGCATCGGTCTTGAATGACTTGACACCTGTCTCGTCAGACTTGGCTTGTATCCAAGCCTCCAGCTTAGACATCTTCTCAGCGATGCTGGCTAGCTGTACCTTCACGCTATCGTTGAGGGCTTCCTTCTGCTCTCGGAGCGTGATGTATATGGATATAACTTCTTCTACTTTTAATTCTTCGGGCATCTTATTCTCCTTCCATTTCCTGTTGTATCATGTCTAGCAGTAGCCCTTGTAACTTCTGCTTGGTCTCAAGGCGCTTATACATTTTGCGCTCTAATACCGTGGCTTGTATGTGTACCACGTTAGATGTGAACCGCTTACCTATCCTTTCTACACGCCCGTTAGCTTGGACGTACTGTTCATTGCTGGTGATTGGCCCATACCATATGATGGACGAAGCCGCTGTTAGTGTCAGGCCGTGGGCCATCGTCGCAGGGTGGGCAAGAATAACTCTTGGGTCAGTATGTTCTTGAAAGTTCTGAAATATAACATCCCGCTTCCTGCTGCTGACTGCCCCATTGACTACCCCCACCGTGTAATGTTTTGATAGTTCCCTTTCTAACATATGTAAAGTTCCTGTCAAGGGTACGAACACAATAACTTTACCTCCCACTTCCTCAATGACTTCCAGCATAGCTTTGACCCGTGGTTTACAGTTAAGGTATACGTTCTCCCCCGCATCGTTATACGCCACACCACATGCAATCTGGATAAGTTTCTGTAACTTGACAGCTTCATTGACCGCAGTGATTTGCTGCCCGTTGGCAGTGTCGGTGATGAATGACTTCATCATCTTATCATAGTGCGTCCGCTGTTCTGAGGTAAGTTCTACTTCTCGCGTTTGAAATACCGTGTCAGGTAAGTCGAAGCACTCTTCACGGGTATACCGTATCGCTGGTTGGAGAACGTGTTTCACAGTATCAAGCGACCCCGGCTTAGGCATCCATGACCACTGACCAAACTTCTCCATGACCTGATCGCGGAACCGACCGAATGTTTTCGGTGAGTACGGACTATCGACTAGGGTAGCCAATGCCCAAGCATCTGTAGGCACGTTGGGTGTCGGTGTCCCTGTCATAAGCCAGAGCCGTATGTCTGGGTTTCCCTGTATCCACTTCCGGACCAATCTGAAACGTGTTGTGCTACCGTTGCGGTAGACCGCAGCTTCGTCGATGATAACCAGATCGAATAGACCCATAGCTTCATCGGATATAATAGGGAAGCCATCGTGGTTGATGATGTAAAAGTCGGCGTCAGAGTTGAGGAGTTGCTTACGTTTCTTGGCAGTACCATGTAAAGTTACATGCTTACGGTGGATGAGGTCCTTGAATATAGCGTCACCCCACACCCGCTCAAGTGTAGACAATGGAGAGATGATTAATACTTTATTGATTATGCCCATGTTCATTAGGTAGTCTGCTGCCCATAGAGCCGACTGTGTTTTGCCAGTGCCAATCTCGTTAAGCACCAATGCTTTCTTGTTCATGGTGAGGAAGGCAGAGGTTAGACGTTGGTGTTCGTATGGTGTGAAACCGCCTACCCAATCGTAGTAATGTAAGATGGGGGCTGGTGCTTTGATACCTAGGTTCCGCAACACCCTCACTTCATCAGGCTTGTGGGGTAGCACTACTAAGTTGTCATGCTTGGGCATCATACGCGCTGTCGGTATGCACTCCAGAACACGTTGTGGATTGTCAAGTTTCAGTGCAATGGCCTTGGCTTCTTCAACGACTAGCATTTCTTACGCCTTCCTGTACGGGTAAAGTATATTCTAGGCTGTGCCTTCCGGTACACAATCCATTCAAGTGGACCTAGTTCGCGGTCCCACTTTTCTACAAGTATGTCGCCCCTTAACATTATAGCAGTGACCCGTACAAGAGTGGGTACTTCTACCGTTAACCCTCGGGCGGTGTAATACTTCTCTCGGGAGTCCACCTATCTATCCAATCCTCAACTTCTTTTATAGTGGCATCATCGAACACCACAAAACATTTACCGCCAGCACGTTCGATGTCTGCCATACACTTCTTCTGCAAGGCAGTAGGCTTTTTACTATAGTCAGCCTTGGCTTCGATGCCCAACAGATGCCCATATACACAGGCTATTCTATCGGGGATACCTGCTGATCCGAAAGGCCCAGCTTGGGGAGGGAATGACCACACCCCTCGTTTACTCTTTAACATCTTGTCCAGCTTCTTCTTAACTTTACCTTCTGGAGTCATACCCATTGTATACTCTTACCTTACATCAGTGTCAAGTTTTATCTTCCGTACTCACATAAGTTTTTAGCAGGACACCAAGGGCATAGGCCGCTAGGCTTAGCAGGCCACTGTTCTTTCTCTAGTGAGTTCTCTATACGATTGATACGAGACATCAGCTTCTCCCATAGTGCAGGGGCTTGGCTCCTAGAGTAAGTCTCGCTATCAGTTATCATATCCTTGAGCCAGATGAACGTGGACTTAACTGTGTTGACCTGTGGATAGTGGACGAAAGTTTGCAACGCAAACATCTCTAGCTGTGTAAAGTCAGGGCGGTGCTTACCTGTTTTCCAATCGGCTACCACGGCATAGTCACCATTAATAACAATGACATCCAGCTTCGACCTAAGCCAAGCATCCTTACTCCACCACCCTGTAGGCTCAAGGTTCTTGTTGAGTGTCATCTCCTGCTCTGCAACAAGTTCTCCTTCTAGTGACGCAAAGGCTACGGCCAGTGCTTCATACTTCAAGCTCTCATCTGGTAGGTCAGCCTCACCCTTTAGTCGTAGCTCTAGCTGTTCATGTATGCGGTTGCCATAGATGCTAGCCTCACCAAAGGAAGCCTTAACCTCCTTAGTAATACGTTGCATATAGTATTGCTTGGGACAGTTCTCATACTGCTTGATGGCTGAGTAGCTATGGGCTAGTGGCTTTACCATTTATATGTATCCCTATTATTAATAATTAGTTTTGCAAAGCTCCATGTCTGGTCAGGGTAGTCGTGGGCGCGACGGTCATTTCTAATTACATTTGGTCGGCATTTCTCACATATCCTGTTGCGCCTACCATAAGATGCAAAGTCTTTCTCGCAACTCAGGCACTTACGCACCTTATCTATCATTACTTACACTCCCCGAAGTTATCACCAATACCTGACTCACAGGCTATCGGTAAGGTTAAGGCCCACGCGGGTGGGACTGACATCTCTCGCTCCATAACTTGTTTTGCTACTGCGACCTCTTCATCAGGGACACATATGATATTCTCATCATGTACTTGGAACACAACGTGGTAGTACTGTCCTATCGCTACCATCTGGTCTGCGATTATGATACGGGCTAGAGCTTGGACTACGTTCTCAACCACCTTACCACCATATATGTTAGTCCACGGTATGTCCTCTGGGTCTGCACCTGAGACAACATGAGCTGTAAACTTAGTGAACGATCTAGCATCTGAGATATAAGAGAACCCATCAGCCGTTGAGCGCAGTGCATTATACTTCAAAGTCAATCCGTTTGGCAACTTAATACCGTATGGATTGAAGGCTAGTAGATCACCAAGAAGACCGCTCTGCCCACTGGTCATCTGGCTTAGCACACCATCGCAATGCGTCCACAAATCCTTGATTTTCTGATACGTGTCTCGGTATAGGTACACGATGCGCTTGGCCTCGGTTTCATCTATGGATATACCAGCGAGTGCCAGCGTATCCCTAAACTTTACATGGCCCATGCCATAGCCCAAGCCAAGGATGCAGGTCTTACCTACAAATCTCTCCGTTCCATTAGCCTTGGTTATGGTACGCCCAAACACACGGGATGCGAACTCACTATACACATCACGGCCCTGACGGAACGCCTCTATCAGATCATGTTGTCCTGCTAGTTGCGCTACAACACGGGCCTCAATTTGGCTACTGTCACACGCTATAAGTTTACATCCTGCTGGCGCACAGATAGTCTTGCGGATAGTCTTGTTCGTGCGAGATGGTAGGTTCTGGAGGTTCATCTTGTCACCCCCACTGAACCGTCCAGTATGTGCGCCGTAGTAATTGAGCATGATAGGCAGAGGCCCACGCTTCGACACATCTATCAGCCGCTGAGTCCGTGTCTCTTCAAGGGTAGACTTCACCCCTAACCTAGCCTCTACCACCGCTGCAATAGCAGGGTCACTATGATCCTTGAGCGCCAGCATACCTTGGTCTGTCTTAGCGAAGGCGTATGTTTCTTTACCTGTAGTAGAACTTGTTTTCATAGGTATGTCCGCGCCTAGTGCAGCGAGCAACGCGGCGAACTTCTTATTGCTCATCAAGATACCCCTCGCATTCTCTGGATCACCGTTGCCTAGCTTGGTCAAGAGATCTAGCTTACGCGTCTTCTCTGCTACAAGGTGTTGCTCTAGTGCTGGTCTATCAAGCTCGAGTACAGGCTCGGTATACATACGAATGGTTTGGTCTATAACCATCAACTCACTAATTGGGAACTCAACCTTGAGTTTCTGAAATAACTGATAGGTCAACTCAGTATCGTTGATACAGTACCCACCGTAAGCGTCGATCTCTGTCTGTGTAAAGTCGGCGCGTCTCTTACCGAACGCATCCACCACCTCGGTTCCCTTCTCCCCTAGGTGATAGAACAACACCAACTTTCTAAGGGAGCCACCGACTGTAGCTTGGTGGAGAGGCCGCGCCATAGACAACGTATCCAACCATAGCTTAGGCTTAATGTTGTAGTGCCAGCTTAGGATAGCTCCGTCGAACGCTGTGTTGTGACAGAGGATTGCCTTGTTGCTGTAGTCCAACGAGTTGAGGAACGTGCCGGGATCGTCGCCAGTGTACCAATCTGTCGGGTTGTCGTTGACCTTAACTGATACACCTATCACTTCAAAGCGAGGGTCACGCACGTACTCTTCTGTTGTCATCTTACCAAGGCCATACTCTCTGGAATAATAGGTCTCAAAGTCTAGCGTTACAATGTCCATTGTTTCCTCTACCTCCTGCTTGTATATGTTGCTGTGCCACTGAGTAACTAGGTTCATGTGGTTGTGCATTTCTTTCGGTATGGTTTTCCCTAGCTTCGTAGTCCACCCAATGCGGGCCAGTGCATTAGGCCCAGACACCCAGACATTAGGATGCAGGTTAGCAGGTCGGCGTAGCCCTTGTAGCTCACAGGCTTTACGGAACTCATCACCATTAACTACGGGCTTGGATAGCAGAAGCTGTTCTGCTACAAGGAGATACCTCTCCACAAAACTAGGCTCGGCTTGCTTCGCTTTGCTCCAGCACTTATCAGCTAGAGCCATAGCGTTTTTCATCCTCTCACTCATGGCCTGTCATCCTCTCCTGTCTCGCGCTCTTCGTACGCTATTAAAAACATAAGGCAACAAGCGGCATGATGTAGGTGGCTCTTGCCTGTCTCTGTATCGTAGGTCTGGCCTCTCCACCATGCCCACATATGGCGCATCAAAGCACCAAAGGGTCGGCTCCATAGCATACCCTTCTCCCAGTTACGTGCGCCATACTTCTTAGCACCGAACTTCAGTACGTCAGCCGTAGCTTCCAACAACTCTGGAGCTATAAGATCATACGGTAACTTATCATGGTCAAACTTTACACCAACACGTTCTGGGTCGTTAGGCATATCATGTCCGCACCCTAAGCATGAGAACGATGACCACCCATTATCCGCCAATGTGTGCTTGTAGTTACACTCAGTGCATATAACTATGAGGCTTTCTTTTAGCATAGGATTACCTCTAACCTGTACTCGTTAACGCCCAGACCACAGTGTACAGAGAATTGATTAGATGCTTCTACAGCTTCTCTGGCAGTAGCACCCATATACAATGCACCGTGTGCTACATCTCTGCCCTCACCGAAAGCACACGCATCGTACCCATGTGAGATAGATGTATGGGTAGACTCATAGCGGTAAAGCCCTACATATGGGGACACCACAATGAAATGGCAGGGGTGGGTAGTCTGTATAACAGGGAACTTGCTAACCATACAACCGTCCTTGAACCACTCACGCATCTCAAGTATAGAGTGAAGAGGGCCAGTACCAGTAAGGATTAGACGATCCTCACCCTCACCCCAGTACCACGCCTTCTCAGTCTTCCACTTAGCGACACCATCACTGGCAGCTCGGTCAGTAGCTAGGGTGCTACCATCCCAGACGATTACGGTCATAAGGCTCTCCTCTCTGCATCACGTTGTAGGCGTTTCATATCTAACCTCTCGGTTAAATCCATGCCGTTGTCATCAAACCTATAGTCTTCTATAAGTTTAGAAAACTTCTCGGCTTGTTTTTGGACAGCTATCCTATACTTTGCAGGGCTATCCGCTAAACTCCCCCGTCCAACCTGTATCGGGTCTTCCTCTTCTTTTCTACTAGCGTCTAACCTATTATACACCACTAGTATTCTATCTAGTTTCTTAACAGGTATCTTGCACTGTCCAAGCTCGTACCTGTTGAGTGTGTTGGGACTAACACCTATGAGATACGCGGCATCAGTTGTATTTAGACAGTTATCTATGCGTAGCTTAGTGATAATAGTAGGCCACCCGTCTGGCCTC